TGGGCAGCGGTCTGTAACAAAGATATTCATATTATTATGATAGCAAAAAAATAAAGACTTGACAATAAAATTTTAGGAAATCAAGATAATTCTTTAGCGTTGCCATTATGTATAACTCTCTTCTTGAGAGCTATGTATGTTTCCATTGGACAATCTGTCCATGTGTCCTTCATAATCATCCAGTCAAATGCTAGTAGTACTGGAATCATTGCTCTGTCCTCTATGTATGTGTCGAACATTATTCTTTACCTCCGTCTATAACTTGTAGTTGTTTCTTTCTGATGTCAAGGTCGATAGCTAACACTTCGTCCTCGATCTCTTTTCTAGGCTTGTCGTGTAGCTTGTACTCGTCGCCTAGTTCATCTGCTACTTTGTCAATGTATAGCCATACTACGTCACGCAAGAACATATATTGATCCTCTTGTGTTTTATCTGTCTGGTTGTATGCTGCCTGACATAGCAAGTATGGTCTACAGAACTCGAACTTTGAGTCTAGCATATCATGGTGTATGCCCTCGTTGTGGTTAGCATAAAATGTAAGAACGTCGTCCTCTGTTTTGTGCTTGGTAGCTTTACGTGCTGCACCATGTATAAGTATGTCCTTGATCTCAAGTGGATTGTAGCTGCGTAGTACGTGCTCGTAAGCTAGTTGCATTGGTGATTTGTTTGTCATGTTAAATAAACTCCATTGATGGTGTAGTAAAATGTCCAACTGCGTCCTGATTGAACATATCCTTGTATAGTGTGGCTACGTCGTTGATAGCCTGTGCATTGTCAGTATCTATAAGCACGACCTTGCTGTCCTCTGGCTGTGACTTCCATGTTCCCATTGCGTCATAGACAGTATATCCGTCAAAGTGTGAGTCTAGTACCTCTGAGCAATACAGCTCCCAGTCTAAGTCAGTAACATAGTCATGTGGATCTCTGTCGTTAGACCAGTTACGTCCAAATGTTAAGTGGTGTAGCATAGTTTTAGTCCTTGTATTCTAATTATAACAAAAATAAAATAATAAGTCAAGAGTATTTTTACTCAAATGTTATTGTGTCTCCTGTTGGTGAGTAAGATGTGACCTTAGTAACGTACTCGCCTAGCTCGTAGTTGAGTAGTGCTGTGCCTAGTGTCTGCTCGTTAGTCATTGATAATACTGACTGATCGAATACGTCCGACCACTCAGCTGCGTCCAGTTCTAACATGATAACATTCTGTGTGTCGTCATCTAGTGACCTTGTGTAATCAAGACCACAGGCGTCTACTAGCTCCTCACAGTCTATATCTATTTCTATTGCGACCTTGTATGGTAGCTTGTCTGGTGTTTGCATAATTACGTCCTTGTGCTGTGATTGTGATGGTGTGCGAAAATTTGTCTCTATACTTATATTATAGCATCTTATCTTGAGACTGTCATGAGATGTGTGGAATCTCAGATGAGTATACTGTGTCGCATGAGACTGATTGTGAATGAGTGTGAGTCGCATGAGAATCATACTGGACTCAACCCACTTTCTTATGAGACTTAAAAGTATTATTATTACATTTTATAAACTTTGACTTGCGTTTATAATTAACAGTAGATGGTAATACTTTGTAATCTATTTGTTTACATTGTGTTTCTAATTGAACAATACTATCATGTAATGTCTTGTAATAATCATATGATCTCAACATTAGACTGCAAGCTCCAACTGTGCGATTGCGTTAACACCATTAACTTGAAGTCCTAACATTTGTAAATTGATGATGTCAAGATCATTTATAGTTTTTTTACCAGTTAGTCTTGTTAGTGCATCAGCATAAACTGGATCTGTAACATAGTGTAATGTCTTGCCGAAGGCTGTCTTAGCTTGTGTCTCAATGTTTGTCATGTTTGGAATCTCCTTATCTGTCTTATACTACTATTATAGCAGTCCAATCTGAGAATGGTATAAGATTTGAGCAGTACCACACATCTTATTTGAGTCGCATATGATTGTGAGTCTCAGTCTAATACTGTATGATACTGGACTAAGACTGAGATGCCAACAGATCGTGACACATTGTAACACTCGGACTACGACCTTGTTGCGCTGAGACTCAAGCGACTCGTCGGACTCAATGAGACTCAACCTCCTTATTATAATTAAGATGTCAATGGGGGAAATCCGACCTCCCTCCGTCGTATATCATGGCTTCAGAAATTTATGCTAAAATTTACGGGCTTCCGCCGGTATTATACAGTAAATATCTGTTAGAGGAGGTTAGTGGTTAGTATATTAAGAGTTATCAACTCATATGATAACCGGTAATAGTGTAGGAGGAGATGTTAGTCTCCTCCATAGGGGTCGAGTCCACCCTTCTCTTCCCCTGTATACGTGAGGGATCGGTTTTTATCTCCAATTTGGTACGTGATTGCCCGTATCTAGCCCTCTAGCGGCTTGTCGCTGCTCTAAGGACATACCTAGCACTAAATGGTTTGCGCTGCTCTGAGGGTCATCTAGGAACGCCTCAAGCTGATCTAGAAATTCCTCATCCTTACGCATCTTAATTTGGTCTAATGCACTTATATGTAAAGCATCTGTAAAGTACTTGACACCCTGTGCTAGACAATCTAACCTGTCGTCGTGCTTAACTGCACCTTTTTGACGACACATACGACTCATCTGGTAAAATAACATATAGAGGAGCCGTTCTTCAGGCGCACTGTCTTTGTTTGACCGATAATCCCAGTCGATAACCCCACGATCAACAACAAGGCGATGCTGGTTGAGAATAGGCTCAAGACTGTCAATAATACGGTCCTCCTTTCTGACATTTGCTCTGACCTCTTCGATAAATATGTTTTGTTTTGTCTGTATAAGATGTTTCTTAAATAATTCACTTACGATTCCATCTCCGAAGTTTGTTTCGATAACCAAGCTTGTAACATTGTACTTCTTACATCCTCTAAGGATGTCGAGCAAGGTATGATCACTGTACCCGTCTCTGTACGCTCGCACTTCATGCAAATAGATGATTCCGTTGCGTTGGGATAGATAACAAGCCGCTGTTTCGTCTGTTCCCCTACCGGATGGGTCGACACTACAAATGGTTTCGTCATATTCTTCCCAATTCCCTTGCAGTTGCATAGGTGAATAGAAATAGTCTCCCGGTAGTCCAACTGTGGGTGCATCTTTGATGACATTGGCTGGATCTGAGCACCATATGACGTTTTCGGGTGCAGTATCAGGATTAACGCTAGTAACAATGAGATCTGCCATCTTAAGTGGGAATTTTTCTGCATCTGATAGGCTTGTGTCTAATTGAAACTGTAACATGTAGTTAGATCGACCCATAGAAGCTTCTCTTTCCAGTAAGTCTTCGTTTGTAAACCGATCATCTGTAGGAGCCCACTCTTCTGCTCCATTATCTATATCTGCCTGTACTTCTGGTGCTAAGAGCCCTTCGTACTGGGTGATATTTCTTCCTCTTGGGTATCTGGCGGGCCAAACAAAGGGACGATACGAACGCTCTGCCAGCTTACGATAAATAGTAAAAGTAGTCTGAGGAGTCCCGAGATACATAATACGGCTATCGCTCTTCGGGGTAAGGATCGACTCCGCTTCAGTACATAGTTGTAGTAGCTTTTCACGCATAAGCTCCGTCATACTGTTGCCCGGAACCTCTACATCGTCTAAAATCATGAGATCGGCTCGGCTTCCTGTTAGCTGCCCAGTGATTCCTACCGACTTTACGCTTGGTGCTTGGTGTGGTGAACAAGCGACGTCGAAACTGATGCGACTCCAACGAGAATCGTCCGCTTTCGGTCTTAAAAAGTTTAGCCATGGTGTCTCAATGATAAGTTTTTGCAAGAAGATCGACATGTTATCTGCCCTCTCCTTAGAGGCAGAGATAATCATTATTTTTCTTTCGGGGTCATTAAATAAAGTCCATAAAACAAAAGCACCAGTAATCCAGCTCTTACCAACTCCCCGAAACGCCTGTATTTGTAGTCGCTTGGGACCATTCTGCAAGTAATCTGCAATCGCATATTGTGCCCTCGTAGGTGCAGGCAACCCCAGCTCGTGCCAGAGTGCCTGTAGAAACATTTTAAAGTCTTGTCTTAGTAATTGTAGACTGTTCATTTATTCTCATATATTAAATTAGCAAGCATATTAACAGCTACTTTATAAGTTAAACCAGAATTATTAAAGATTCTTGTTTGACCATTTGGTAAAATAAACTGAGGTTTTAAAATCTTTTCAGCCATTTCAAAAGCGTCATCTTTATCACTAACTATAGACCATTTAGATGCGTTACGTTTAGTGACCTTTGCCAGATACTTTTGAGTTTCTGCTATACTCATATTTTGAGATAGTGTCTTAATATTAATATCAAGTTGTGCCATCTTAGCAGTTGCATCTTCAATCGACTCTTTTATCTTTTGTAACTCTCGTTCACCTTCTATCATTCTGATATATGCGTCTGCATTACCATCTTTCTCAACTTGTTTGATAACTTTTGACATAAGATCAACTTGAAAATCTTTTTTTACATTAAGATAATCTGGTAAATATCCATCGTTATCAAGTTTGTTGAGTACAGCTATTAATCCGTCTAACTCTAGTTTAAGATCCTTTTCACTTAACTCACGCATGTCAAACATTCCATTATATATACGTTGAGCGTCGTTAGTTAGATCAAATCCTCTACGCATTTTATTAAGAAACTTATCTGTAATAGGTATTCTAGAATTAGGTTCATTCTTAAGTTTAGTTAGCATAGCTTGGTCAAAAAAATATTGACCAGATTCACCTATTCCATTATCTCTATCTCTAATATAAGCATGCTGTATAGAATGAGGTGTCTTAACTTTACCTTTATTAAGTTTTATTTTAGACCCTGTAGCTGGTGTTCTTCCCGCACGAGGAGTAGTAGAACGTCCAGCACCTATAAGCATTTGTAAATTTTCTAAACTATCTCCGGCTTGTATATTTCGTTTTAACAAATGTGCAGTCAGTTTCCACCACTCTTCACTACCATACACTAAACCGTGATATAAAGGCATAGAAGCTTTTAATGGCATAATATGATGTGGTTGAAAATGACCATCTGGAATACCTAAAACATCAAATAAAGTTTTATATCTGGTAATAAAATCTCTTTTAAGTGTTTTTTCGTAAGTTTTACCAGCTTTTGCTGCACCGGCTGCTTGAAACATACCGATAAATATACGTGCATCGGTATATGAATTAATTTTACCAGTTTTAATAGCATCTAAGTATACATTATAATCAAATACATATTCACCGTCTGCATTTTTAGGCATATTCATACGACCCATCCAAGAATTGACAGCTGTTTCAGTTGCTGTATCGGATGCACCGTAAGCTTTCCAGCTTGTTATTCTTTGACCTATTTTTGGATCTACAACCGGTAAGTCATAATCATCAGCTTGTATATCTTTTAGTAATTTACCTTGTAAATCAGAGTTGACATTATATTTTGCTCTTGCAGCTTCTGCTGGTGAGCCATAGTTACCATAATATTTTTTGTATGCACGGTTAGCTTGAACTTTTTGTAGCTTTTTACCAGCAGCTGTAAAGCCACCACCAAAAATACTACCAGTTCCAGCAGCTATAGCCATTTCTGTTGGTGATAAAAGTCTATTTTCATCTATACCTACCCGTGTCTGCTCACTAATTAAACTTGTAGCTAATCCACCAGTAATACCACGCTTTACAGAACCAGCTTGACCAACAACTTTAGCTACTCCTTTACTAGCTCCAATGTTCATAAATGGTATAGCACCAGCTGCACCAGAACCTATAACTTCACCCCAGTTAATCTCGTCTTCTCCGTATAGATGCTTTTGTACTAAATAGTTAGTATAAGCACCCTGACCAAAGTTGATAGCACCATAAGCAAGACCGCTTAAACCAGCTGTTGCTTTTAAAGTAAGT